TGTTGTCCATCATCCACCGCAGGACGGGATGACCGCCGTGGGCGATTCGCTTCTCCAGCACCAGCTTCATCAGCTCCTTCGTAGGCGGGGACATGTCCTTGAAGCCCTGCCCGAAGGGCACGACCGTGAAACCCATACCCTCAAGGTTCTGCACCATCTGCACCGCACCCCAACGGTCGAAGGCGATTTCACGGATGTTGTATTTCTCTCCCAGGCGTTCGATGAACTGCTCGATGTAGCCGTAGTGGATGACGTTGCCCTCGGTCGTAAACAGGACACCCTGCCGCTCCCAGATGTCATACGGCACATGGTCGCGCCTGACGCGCAAATCCAGCGTGTCCTCCGGCACCCAGAAGTACGGCAGGATAAAATACTTGTCATCCTCATTTTCAGGAGGAAAAACAAGCACGAAGGCTGTAATATCTGTCGTGGACGACAAGTCGAGTCCGCCGTAACAGACGCGCCCCTCCAGATCGTCCGGAGATACAGGAAATGCGCAGGCGTCCCACTTGTCCATCGGCATCCAGCGCACCGATTGCTTCACCCACTGGTTGAGCCGCAGCTGGCGGAAGCTGTTCTCCTCGCCGGGGTTCTGCTTGGCGGATTCGCAGGCGGCCTTCACCTTGTCGATGCCGACCGTGATGCCAAGGGAAGGATTGGCCTTCTGCCAGACCTTGGGGTCCGTCCAGTCCTCTCCCTCATCCGCACCGTAGATGACAGAATAGAAGGTCGGGTCGATCTTCCTGCCCGCCTGAATGTCCAGGGCCTTCTGGTGTACCTCGTAGCAGATACTGTTGGTGTCGTTCCCGGCGGTGGTGATCAGGAAGTACAGCGGCTGCATCCTTGCGTCGCCGGAGCCCTGAAGCATGACGTCGAACAGCTTTCTGTTGGGCTGGGTATGCAGCTCGTCAAAGATGACGCCGTGGGTGTTGAAGCCGTGCTTGTTCGCCACGTCCGCCGACAGCACCTGATAGGAACTGTTGGTGGGAAGGTATGTGATCTTCTTCTGCGATTCCAGTATCTTCACCCGCTTACTGAGCGCCGGGGAGAACCGCACCATGTCTACCGCTACGTCAAAGACGATCTTCGCCTGGTTGCGGTCGGCGGCGCAGCCGTACACCTCTGCGCGTTCCTCGCCGTCACCGCATAAAAGAAGCAAGGCAACGGCGGCCGCAAGCTCGCTCTTGCCTTGCTTCTTAGGTATCTCAATGTATGCCGTGTTGAACTGACGGTAGCCGTTGGGCTTTAGTATGCCGAACAGGTCACGGATGATCTGCTCCTGCCAGTCGATCAGTTCAAAGGGCTGTCCCGCCCAGGTGCCTTTGGTGTGGCACAGGGATTCAATAAACATGACGGCGAAGTCGGCGGCATCCTTATTGTACCGACTGTCCTTCGCCATGAACCGTGTCGGCTTGTACTTCTTCAGTTTTCTCATCATCTGTTTCATCACCTTCTTCCTCATAAGGTATCAGCCATGACGGGTCCGGTACGAAAGCGTCATATGGCAGTTCATTCCTGTCTATCAAAAAGTTCAAAGGTATCTCACCTCCCTGGGCATGAAAAAAGCCGCTACCGGAATCGGCGCGACCAATATTTGAAATATGAACTTTCTGTAAATCCGCAATTACATCTTGACGGGAGACCTGTTGACCGCGTATAATGAAGATGCGTAACAGCGGGTGTATCTCAGCCCCAAATGAGACATTTACAAAGCGAGCTTCTCTTGGCTCCAATCAAGACAGTTAAGAGTGAGTGTTTCGCTACTCAAAATGCGATCGTAACAGGGGCAGGTGCCAAACCTGCCCTTGTTTTATGGAGTAAACGAATGGATAATATCAAGCTATATGAAGTCGATGCCAAATATGTGAATTACCTCACTGCTTTCGCCCCGCACCTGTTCCACAACAAGGCTGCCGGACAGTCCAATGAGCGAAAGTACATAGGCGTGATCCTCACGGTCAACGGGATGGATTATTTTGCACCGCTGTCGTCGTTCAAATCCAAGCATGCGAAAATGCCGGAAGCAGTGGACTTCATCAAAATCAAAAACTATGCCGTCATCAATATCAACAATATGTTCCCCGTCCCTAATGGGCTGGCGCACTATGTCGATATCTCAAAAGAACGTAATCCCAAGTATAAATCCCTGCTTCTTGCTGAATACCGAGCTATTAAGGCCATGCAGGAGAAAATCAGGAAGAACGCAAAGATTGTCTACACGCACAAGATTGAGAATGGGAACACCACTGCGCTTGCCAAGCGGTGTAATGATTTCCTGCTTCTTGAGGATGCCTGCAAAAAATACAGATAAAGCAAGCCGCCCGTCTATACCAGGATGGGTGGCTTTTTTACTACGACCAACAGAGCCTTCCGGCTCCGTGGTCGGCTGCGCTTTTCCCTTACAGCCGTTCAATCCGGCAGGTCATCCCATCCACATCCACGATGCGGTAGGTCCGGCCTCGCCATTCAATTTCCTGGATGCGGACCCCGGTGTAGGCGTTGCTGCGCTGGCGGTCGGAAAGGACCCTGCCATGCGCCTCCATCCAGTCGGCGATCCTGCCCATCAGGCGGGACTCGCGTTCCATCTTCTCTGCGTAGTTCATCCCGGCACCTCCCTCGGCTCAGTGCGCCATCGCCCAGGCGATTGCATGACCATCATCCTCGAACTCGACCTCGCTGACCGCCCGAAGCCCGATGGCACCTTCGCAGGTATGGTCGTCGGTCAGGAATTCGTAGGTTGCCCCGAAGTAGCAGGGCTTCTTGTGCTGGTAGTAATAACCGGCAATGACCACCTTGTCTCCAAAGGTCAGGAGCTTGCTCCAGCGGCATTCGAGGTCTTCCGGGGTCGTGGGGTTCGGCAGTCTGTAGGTCTTCATTCCTTCGTTGATCGTCATGGTTTTGTCCTCCGTTTGGTGTGTTTTCCCTTTCGGTATGGACATATTCGCTCTGAACCGGAGATATAGCAAGTTAATTATGGGCAGTTTCCCGCCCATAATGTGCACAAAGATCCGGCCCGGAAACTGGTGTATTTATGGGCGGGTCCGGTGGATGATGGAGAGGATTTTCTCCTGCTCCTCCTCATCCACCCCCATGTCAGCCAGCGCCTGCCGCGTCCCGCAGTCCGGGCAGATGAGCGTCTCATTGTCCGTCCGCGAAAGCGCAGGCGGCTCGGAGTAGGTTGCTCCGCACAGCGGGCAAACCCTGATTTCTCTCACGTCACTCTTCATTTCCACACACCTCCACGCACTTGTCATAGGCAGCTGCCAGTACCCTCTTGTCGAAGAAAAATGTGTCGTACCCTTCGAGGCAGGTTCTCATGTAGCAGCCGCTGGGGATGCCGATGGACCTGTCCTCGTGCATGATGTAGACGAAAGCCGTCACCGTCCTGCGCCGTCCCGTTCGGATGCCCTTGTACTGCACCCGCAGCTCCTTCTTGTAGTAGAAGGACGGGAAGCCCTCGTAGCGGTCCAGCGCCTTCTCGTCCGATTCCGTCACCTCCCAGATGACCGCGGGAACGGAGCCGCCATCGCATTCCTCGATGGTGAGGTAGGAGCCGGTCTTGCTGCCCTTGAAAAGCAGCTCCCAGCCGGTCAGGTTCGCCGTGCCGAGTATCGTCGCCCGTGGGCAGCGCCAGCGCATCTGCGGTACGTTCAGGTTGCTGCCGTAGGCTATGTAGTATCTTTTTGCCATTTTGTTTACCATCCTTTCCGAAGGCTCACCCTTCTACCACCGAAAGCCCGCCGAAGCGGGTCCGGTAGGAGGAGGCTAAGTCCTCTGTGCCCTTCAAGCGGCGCGCCCGTTGCGGAAGGCGGCGTCGCCGGTGAGGTTGCGGGTCAGGAAGTCCCTCGCGGTGGCGAATTCCTCTCCGATGAAGCCCAGGCGCATCAGCCAGGTGCGCATCGCAAACTTGGGGTTCTCGGTCTGCTGGGGCTTGGGGCTGGCGGTTTTGACTTCCTTCGCCATCTCGCTCAGCGCGAGGCAAAGCTGAATGTAGCTCTTCAGCTGGCCGGCGTGGATGCCGTTCTGCCGCCCGCCGTCGGGCGCGTCAAACTGGAAAAGCCTGAACTCGATGGTGCCCTTAGTGAAAGTCGCGTGGTAATTGAGCATTCTGTATCTCGACCCGTTGTAGTGCTGGTTCCTGCCGTAGTTCTCGCCCTGGCTGGTGTACCAGATGTCCGCCAGCCTCGCCATCGTGTCGGGCTTTCTGCGGTTCAGTTCCGCCAGGAAGTTCGGGTCGACCGTGCGGCAGTAGCGGTCCATGCGGCGGCGGTCGAGCTTCAGGGCGTCGGCCAGAAGGCTTTCGTGACTCGCCATGATGTTGGCAAGGTTCCGGAGGGTCTGCGGGGTGTGCCCCTTGGCTCCAATATGGATGTGGACTCCGCAGCCGCGGGTCGCGTCGCTCTTGGCTCCCGCCTTGCGCAGGCGGCGGCAAAGCTCTTGCAGGGTCTCGATGTCGCTGTAGGTCAGGATCGGGGTGACCATCTCGCACTTGTGGGCGTCGTCGCCCGCGATGCTGACGTCCCGCTGGAATTTCCACTCTCGGTCCTGTGCATCCCAGGCGCTCCAGCTGTAGTAGCCGTTGCGGTGGGCAGTGTCCTCGTAGCGGCCGGTGCCGAAGTACTCGGCGGCGATGCGGGCGGCATCCTTGCGGGTGATGTTGTTCATCTCAACCTCAACCCCGATGGTCTGGTTTTTGAGGTTCTCAATCTGGCGTGCGGTTTTCTC